CGATGCGTTATTGTTGGGGACCCAAATCAAGCAATTTATGGATTCCGAGGAGCAGATTCTTCTTCTATGTCTTTGTTTGAAAATAGTCTAAAACAACTGGGCCGTACAGTAAGTAAGTATCCACTTTCTTTAACATGGCGTTGCCCAACTAGTGTGGTCGAAGAAGCCAACCGATTTGTCGAAGACTTCCATGCTGTAGAGAATGCCAAGAAGGGCAATGTTGTAGTCAATTCAGCCTTTGAACCAACCAAGGGTGACATGGTGATATGCCGATACAATGCTCCTCTTGTAGGTGCTTTCTATCGCTTGATTGGTAGTGGCAAATCTGCCTACATTGAAGGTCGTGACCTAGGCAAGGGACTCGTCCAAAGTGTCAAGAAGATTACAAAGGACTTGAACATGTCAACTCAAATGTTTGCTGAAAAGTTAGATAACGAATACGAAAGAGAGAGAAACAAGTTGATGGAACAAGAGAAGTTGACTCGTCTTAATACTCTTGAAGATAGACATGAATGTATTTGTCTATTCGTTTATAGAACAAATACTGTGAGAGAATTGATTGCTGAAATCGAAAGAGTCTTCCCTTACAAAGATGGCAAGGGAGATATTATGCTCTCTACTGTTCACAAGGCAAAGGGACTAGAAGCAGATAATGTGTATGTCCTTGCTACTGAAAGAATGCCACACCCAAGAGCAATTAACATGCGTGAAGAAATGAACATTTGTTATGTTGCTATTACAAGGGCTAAAAAGAATCTTTACTATGTTGGTCCTAGGCCAGCCGAAGGAGTTGTGCAAAATGGCTAGACATACTACAGTGACGCACAGGAGAAACAGAAAGAAGTTTCGTGGAAAGAATTGCTATGCTCTTTCTGCTATAGATGAATGCTTCGATAAGAAAGAGGAATGGTATGCCAATGAACTATTTATAGAACTAAAAGGTATGATTCATCCTAATCATATGCCAAGGAATGTCCACGCAGTAGGTTCTCTCTTGAGGAGACACTATGCTAAATCTAATGTTCAAGACGGTACAATACCCCACCGACAATCTGCTAACCATCGTGCTATTTGGAAGAGGCGAGAAGAATGAAAGATAAGGGACAGTGGAATAACGACCCCGAATATTTGATTAAACTAATCAATGAATATTATCAATGGATGGCTTCTGCTTCTACACACAACTACAACAATACACAAGTATTGGTTGATGCCTACAAGTCTTTCTTTGCTGGACAGTTGAGTGATTCCAATGATAAATTGGATTAAATCATTCTTTGTTAGCGAAGAAAAGATTGACAGAAAGCCTAAGTGCAACAAGTGTGGACTTGGTGCTTCTGTCAATATGCTAATCGAATTCCAAACTCTAGATATGGAAGAGATGGAAGAGAAAATACTAACTCGACTATGCTACGGGTGCATGGAAGATATTCATATACAATACAATCCGGAATGGATACCCGAACCGATAACGAGGAATAAAAATGAATGAAAAAATTATGAAAGAATACTATGAAGAAATGCTAGACGAAATGTTTCCTAAGACAAAGGTTGCTGGAATAGACTACACTTATTCGTATGTATTGAAAAGAATTAACCTATATGCCTATTATGCTGGAATGAACGACTATGAAATCGTACTCCGAGAAGCACACGCAGAAGACGGTTCTTATGCTGACTTATTTGGAGATGAGGAAGAATGAGCGAATGTACTGAATGTAATGGAACTGGAGAACGAATTGTAGAATGTCATACTCATGATGTTCTTTACAAGGAACCCTGCTACTGTATCATGTGGGAGGAGCGTTTGAAAGAAGAACTAGCAATTAGGATTGCTAATGTACTAGCCGAGAAACTTTCTAAAGAGAGGCTAAGTCTTTGTCTTGCTTCTATTATCGTGGAAAATAATCATGATGAAGAAGAATCAATTAGAGCCTTAGAGTATAGCGTTGCTAATGGCAATGCCGAATACCTTTTGAATTGGAGCATCATGTGAAGCATGGTGACGACATGGCAAACAAGAGAACAATCCAAAGACTAGAAACAATACTAGCGAATGGAAGTAAAAACACAGTCGAGATAATAGACGAGTATCAAAATCGCTGGCCGAAGGAGGCTTCGGGTGGTAGTAGAATTGGTAATTTACTATCTCGACATAAACAATTTGAAAAGATTGGAACTGAAAGAGTAATTGCTGATTTTAGTCAGTACAGTTATTCTGTTAATGTATGGAAATTGACAAATGAGCGCATGGTGTAATGGATAGCATACTGGCCTTCTAAGCCGGTGATACGGGTTCGACTCCTGTTGCGCTCGCCAATGTCGAAGTGGTGGAGTAGGTCAAACACGCAGGGCTTAAACTCCTGTCCTAAATGGTTCGCAGGTTCAAATCCTGCCTTCGACACCTACGGAACAATAGCATAGTTTGGTTAATGCTCTCGGCTCATAACCGAGTGACCACAGGTTCAAATCCTGTTTGTTCCACTAATTCAAATAGTGTAGTAGTACTATCAATGACTACCGTAAGGGTGCGATGCCTAATAATGAGGAATTAAAATGAATATAAATACGATGGAACAGAGACTAATCATTAGTGAACTAATGAAGAAGAAGAAAGCAACTAAAAATGAACTAGCCGAGGCTCTTATTGTGTCCGGCCTAGATTCATTAGAAACCCTACCTGCCAAAAACGCAGTGAGGGCAGGTATAATTGCCCTTCAAAGAAAACTACAGGGAAGAGGTATTAGGTTTGTTAATCATAGAACCAATAGAGGAGCAGAATACACTATTACCGAAGAAGCCTATGAATTCTTATTGGATAACTATTCGGAAGCCGAGTATGACGAAAATGGTGCTATGGTTGGTTTGACTATACTCTATCCTCCCTTCTCAACACAGGAAGAATGACTATGGGAAGGGGAGCGATAAAGAGAATCAATTGGCCTTTGATGAAGGAAAGTATTGAATTGACCTTTGATTCTCTAGATGAGAATAAGCAATATGATAAGACTGAATTCTATGACATTATCATACATCACTATCGGACACTAGGTAGAGAGAGAATAGGATACCGAGGAGCAGTCCGCCAATTCGGTAGACAGGGCGGAAAGGATACTTACAGAAGAGTGGCTCAGTGCGTTAAAGAAAATACGATTAACCGCTATGGGTGGAAAACTTACTACAAAAAAACCCACTTCTTCACCGCCGAAGGAAATAGACACACAAAAGAAAAAGCAACAATAAAGAGGAATAAAAATGATTGAAACAAGAAAAATACTAGTTCCGAGGGGGTATTTCCTCGGACCAATGACTTTAGATGAATATAACTATGAACAACTTAGAAGAAGGTGGGCTGAATCCTGTAAGAGGGCAAGCGAATTATTGGTTGTATATACAGATGCTACAGAAGAGAGAGACATTCTCCACTATAAATTAAAAGAATACGAACAATACATGAGGAATAAAAATGGACACACGAAATAGAGACAATAAAACACAGGTAGAATTTAAATTGATTGACAATGAACACATGCCGCCTATGGTAATTAGCATGAACGAGAACGATGAACCAAAGGTGGTATTGAATACCCACCATAGAATTTGGATTAGTCTTAACCGTCGGGTTATTGCAGGTATTATTGATAACCTACAAGACAAGATGGACGAGATTCTTACGGGATTCTTATTGGAACAGCGAAAGAATGAGAAGATGGATACGGAGGAATGGGCTTGAAGTTCAAGAGAGAACTAGGTAATGGTCGATGGGACCGAGCACTAAAGAGAGAACTTACCTTCTTATCCGAGGCTGATAACTACGATGATGCTAAACTAGAGTGGGAGGCTACCGGTGAGTGTTGGTGGTGGAATGGTGAAGATGATACTGAAATACCCGAATGGGTTAGAGATTATGGCTACTGTCTTTGTGGACACAGTATTGTTTATCACTTTGCTATTCGTAATACTATCACTGGACTTACTATGGCTGTTGGTTCCGACCATATCAACTCCTATCTTATCTTGAAAGAGATTGAAAAGAGTGAGGGAATTGATAGGGAACTTATCACAGACGCTATGATTGAAGAATGGATTTCTGTTCGTATTGAAGGAATGAAGAATGAAGCATGGTGGTCTAAACATGGTGAAGAATTTGTTGAGAAGTTCACAGCAGTACGAGAATTGGACTTAAGGTTGAATGTGACTAATAATTACAGAGGTTCCAAATTACGAAAGAGAGCCAATAAAGAAGGCATGGCTTCTATTGTTTGGAGATGGAACCATCCTAATAATCGTAGGGCGCAGATAAACGGAAGAGGCTATCCTAACAAGTCATTGTTAGCCGACCTAGATTACTTTTACAGATTTGTTGGAGGAGCGACAATCAACGGTCGTTCTTTTACAGAGGAAGAATATGCTGACTATAGAAAGTCGCTAGAAGATAAAAGAACTAAATGGATTACTACTGATATGTTAGAATGGTATGGTTTTTCCGATAAAGGTTATTTACAAAATTGGGAATTCCTATCTCCTGCTGAAAAGAATTTCATTAGGAAGTTGGAACAACAGTATGTGATGGCACATAGAAACTCTTCTTTTATGTCATTGAATGCAAATGACATTATCACTATCAAGCGTTTTATTGAATCTCCTTCACAGGAGCAAATCGAAAGGGCGCAAGAGTTGAACATGGAGAACAGCGACATAGAAAGATTCTCTAGACTACAACTAGGACGGGCTATCGCTCTAGAGCAAGCCAAACAAGAAAGGGAAAGTGACCGCTTATATAGTGGTAGAACATGGGAGAAATGAGAAGGTGATAATATGATTACACTACGAATTTTAAATGAAACAGGACACACGCAAGTTGAGATGGCTTCTTCGGAAGTCATTGAACAGATTGACAATCACCCCACACATTGGGTCTTTGTCAATGGAGAAATGGTTAGCCGAGAAGGAATTAACAGTATCAATTGGGACACTGTTCAATCCGTTGACCTAACCCCCGCTATTGTCGGAGGTTCTCTTTGAGGTTGTCCTCTCTCCCATAACTACAACTTTCCCAAAAGTGAAACTATGGCTCTCTTCCGAGACTTCGATGAGTGTAAGAAACTCGCTGTTCTTATTCTTGACGATTTCTTGGAAGAGAGTCACCCCGACTACAGAAGAGTAGTCGAAAGAATCCGCTATGAAGAAACGAGCGGAAGAGACAATAAAGGCAAATGCTACATGGTTGTCTCTAGACTAAAACAGGCCCTATGGAATAACAATATCGCAGTTGACATAGGGTTCCACGCCTACCTAGAAAGAAAGGTAGTCGAAAAACGATTTATTATTGGATATACGGAGATGAACGAAGATGAGTAAAAACCCCGACTATACTAAGAACAATCGAGGTCGCCCAATAGCGACCAAATGCAGAGTATGTGGTGGCTCTTTAATGACACCACAAGACATGAAATTAGAGGCGCATGAAAACTGCCTCAAACAATACAAATCAAAAACATATATGATGTGATTACAATGAGAACAATACAATTTGAAATAGCCACACAAGAAAACAATAGAACACTAACATGCACTGTGCATTTTGAAAAGGATGGAAGGAGTGTTGCATACGCTCAACATCTTATCCCCAACAGAAACCGTGTAGATTCTAGGGTATTATATTCAGCAGACCCTATTTTAGAGAAAACTACCGAAGCATTCAGCAAAATCCTAAAAGGAGCATATAATAGAAAGCAATACTATAGCATCAATAAGATTAGTGAGTCCGGCAATACATACACAGAATGGCCAGAAAACGATGAATTGGTTTTTGTAGTCACCTTTAATTCTAGTACTAATAGCATAGTATCTCCTAATAGGGAGGTAGAAGTTTTAATTTCTAAGAAAGGTAGTTCCTATTCAATCAATGGAATAACTACTTCTAGAAAACATATCGCTCCTATTCTCGCTAGAATTCTTTTAGATGTTGATGCTAAAACACAAAGGAAGGAAACTGCTCTCTCAAGGAAAGAGTTGAGGGATATTGTGACTTCTTCTATTCTAGTTCCGGAAGATATTAGATATGTCCTTACTTCTAGACTACCGTATCAATATATGATAGAGGGTCGAACAATCAATGTTAGATTACAAGTAATGCAGATTTCCGATGATAACTATGCAATAGAAATTAGTTCAAATGTTTGGGGTAAAATATCTCAAAAGGACTTAATGACTATGATTGGTTTTTATCGTCATGGGAAGAAAGTAGGGAACTGGAAGTTCCTTAGTCCTAAAACTCTCTTTACTCGTTTAATGAATAAGCAACCTACAGAAGCAGAAACTAAATTGATGATGGCTTTCTTAGAACAGAACCGCTCGGAAAAACTAGTGCAAGAAAGGGCTATGACTCTTCTCGATGATTTACTGGTTCAATATCCGGACAGAGTGAAAAGAAATGATAGCAAAGAATCAATACGAATCATTGTCTCCGGACAATCTGCCGATTGGCTACTCTCTGGCTCCAAGAGTAATCTCACTAGAGAAAAAATAGGAGTTCAAGCAGTTAGTACTCAAATGCTTAGAGTCGATTCCGTGAATAGTACAGACAAGAAAATGTGTTGGGGTGCTAGCATCTGTATAAACACTGGAGGAAAGAACCCTTCTCTTGGCGACCAATTCGCTTCGAGAATTCTCTCCTTATTGAATGATAGAATGACTATGAGTCGTGTTAGTACTTTAGGAATCGAAGTCACGAAGTCTAAACCTAGATTGATTATGGACTCCGAGAAAATTAACAAACCATCTAAACTCATAAAGAACAATCCATTTAGTAGCAGTTTTGAATTAAAATATAAAGGTGAAGGAAATGAAATGCTTAGAGTGCCAATCGACGCACAATAAATTTGATGAAGTCTTAGGAGAACTAGTTTGTGAAGAGTGTGGTTTGGTTCTAGTGACCGAACCTTTTGAACAAGGAACTTATCTACAGGACAACCAAGGTTCCATTATTAGAGAGCGTTGGTCTTCTAATTTACATGAGATGGGACTACAGACCATCAAACCCAAATCACTAGCATTCGCTCAAATCGAAAATAAAGCAGTGTATAAAGGAGTTTCAATGTGCAGACTACTGATGGCGTCTTTGAAAATACCAAGAACATCTACAATCTTTACTACCGTAGAAGAATTGTATTTGACACTATACAGAAAGCACACCTTCTCTACTGCTCCTCTTGAAGATAGGGCGGCGGCACTAGTCTACTATTGTTTGAAGAATGAGTCACTTCCCTTCACACTGAAAGAAGTCTGTGCTGAATATGAATGCAACAAGAAGTCTGTGTTTAGGTTGGCTAGGAAAATAGCAAAGGAAGAAAACAATACTGGAGTCTTTCTAATAAAAGAATGCAGACCGTTTTCTGAAAAATATGCCATGTTGTTAGCAGAAGAACTAACTCACTACCCTTCTTATCTAGGAAAGGTTTCACAACTATCAATTCACTTTGATAATATACTCTCGAAGTCTAACGAGAATATCAAGCCAAGTACTCCAGCCGCCTATTGTTCTATTGTGGCTACTATGGAGAACATGAACATAACGAACAAGAAAATAGAATCGGTTAGTGGTATTGGGTATGATGCCATTGGTCGTGAAGTCAAGAGACTTTTAGAAATAATCAATACCAATAAAAAACAAATAAAAGGAAAGGGAATACAGTGGTTGGATTCGGTGTAAAGAAAGGAACAGGCAGGACTTATTGTAGGCTATGTTTTGGGACTATAGGTAAAGGAGAACCCGCTATTTATGTTAGAGGATATAGAATAAGTGGACAGGTTCACGCCTTACCCAAACATTGTCTTTATCTTAGAGAAAGATTAGAAAAAATAAAGGAGGAATAAATATGAAAAGAAAAATACTGATAATCGGAGCCGGTGGAATTGGGAGTTATCTCATTGACACCTTGAACAACCTAACAGGGAACGGAAGTTATGAAGCGGAACTCTACGAGATTACCGTAAGTGACCCCGATACTGTTGAAGAAAAGAATGTGACATACCAACGCTTCACAACAGATAATGTTGGAAAGAACAAAGCATTAGTTATGAAGATGAACTATGAACAAGTAAAGATTAGAAATAAATATCCAATCCTAGTTGACGACCAACTGAAAGGATACGACTTAGTGATTTGTTGTGTTGATAATTTGAACACACGACGAATGCTATACAAGGCCAATGTGGAAGAAGTAAAATGGTTAGACCTTCGTTCTCAAGGAAGGAATGCCGCACTTGTTTCTTATCAAGCGGAGCCTTCTTCTTATGATACGCTACTAGCAGGTCCGGATGGTTCCTTCTCATGTCAAGGAGATTCTTGGGATGGTAGCAAAGAAGGTATTCACTTCATGCATGCTGTAATTGCTAGTATTGGCGCACAGTGGATGCAACGGTGGTTTGCTGGAGAGAGCGTTAATCCGTTTATGGTGGTGAATGTATGATTCGTTATTATCACGCAACACCTTATGATAATTTAATTTCAATTTTATCTACTGGACTCAAAACTCAATTCGGAGAAATCTATTGTTCCACTAGCCAAGAAACAGCAGTTCGTTGGGTTAGTTTCACTAGAATGTATTCGGATAAAATCTGCGTACTATCCTTCGATAGAGAAGAAGGCGACGATACAATGAGGATTGGCAATGACCATTCTCCAATAATGACTAAGTTATTGGGAGTAGATGATGAAGGAGCATCTTATGTTTCTACTCGGTCAATACCTACCAGCGACTTAAATTGGGATGATATTGTCACTTATGACAATCCCTTCTATAATGAAGAGTATGCTAAACAGCACGAAAACATGATGAAACACAACAGAAAAATATTTGAAAAAATGGAGGAAGAATAAATGAAAGAATATGAAATTGAAAAAATGATAAAATATACCTTTAAGGTCACGGCAGAGAGTGAGGCTGAAGCAATATCCGAGGCATGGAGTTATGATGAAAGTTATGCTTCATCCGAAGTATATGACATTGAAATAGTTGAATATTGGGAGGATGAGGAAGAATGAGTAAAAGCGGAGATTGGTACATTAGAGTACACGGAGAAGACGACGATAGACATGATTGGGGTGAAGCAGAAGCAGACCACGAAGCACACTGCCAAGGCCTAATAGAGAACTTGATTCGCCCTAGTTTCAATGGAGATTGGGCCGAGACAGAGTTTCACAATGCCATTTGGAAAGCATCTACTGAAATTCTTAATGGATTAGAAGTACAGGTTGTTGTAGATGGTAAAGATAACCTACACATTTCCTTTGGTTCTGCTGGTTTTGTTTCCTTCAAGGTTGACCCTGTTGGAATGTCTCTACCAATTAAGTGCTGGATTCACACCCATCCTTTCGGCTCTGCTTACTTTAGTGGTACTGATTGGAATACTGTTGGTAAGTGGGAACCTTTGATGCACAATGCTATTGTGCTAGGTGGCATAGGCCACTATGGTATTTGGAGTAATGCACTACCTAAGCGATTAGACATTTATCGTGGATTTGAGTGGGAGCGAAAGCAGATTAAGAGAACCTACAAAACTGCTGAAATTAAAACTACTATCAATGAAATGCTACTAGAGAAGAATTGGGATAGTGAAGAAGAATGAATATATTTGCATTAACCAAAGACCCAGTGCTATCAGCACAACAGATGTTAGACAAGCATGTAGTAAAGATGCCAACTGAAAGTTGTCAAATGCTACATACTAATTCCCTTTACTTTTTGTTTTGGGAATGTCACGGCAGAGAGCCTTCCTTGAGAGAACTAAAACAGTTCCACAAAGAATCGCATTTCAACTATCTAATGAAACCTGCTATGTTGAATCACCCTAGTACTATTTGGGCTAGGCAGAACAAAGCGAATTACATGTGGCTATACAACCACGCTATTGCTCTTTGTAAGGAATATACATTTAGGTATGGTAAAGTTCATGGCACTGAAAAAAGAATTAGTGACAGTCTCACCTTCTCTTATGAAGAAGAAGATTTAACTCCTGTATCTATTGCTATGGCAGATATTTACCGCCTACCTAAAGAAAAACACAGTTGGGACTTTGTTATCAAGTCCTATCGTCATTACTACCTACAAGGTAAGTGGGACTTTGCCACTTGGAAAAAGAATAGAAGACCGGAATGGTGGCCCGAAAACCACTACCACAACATGATAAAAAACAGAAAGCCCTTTGGAGGTAATTGAAATGAAATACACACATGAAGATATTGGAAAGATTGTAGAAATAAAAACAGAAAACGGCCATTACATTGATGAGAGAATAGTCACTACACACTGTAGCGTTTGTGGTGCCTCTTTCATAGGAACTATTAGAGAAGCAGGTGGGTTTATTGCTGGACACGCTTCATTTCACACTTGGGAATTTCAAATGGAAATGGAAGCCGATAATGGAATGACTACATGATATTGTAGGTTAAATACTGATTGGAGATGAGATAATTATGAGAGCAATTGGAGAATGGGTAATACTGAAAACGGAAGAAGTTCTTAGCGAGAGTGGCATTGTTTCTATCAATGACAACATTGCATTGGTACAAGACTGTCAAAAGGATGGTAGCCTCATTGGAAAGAAGGCAATCTACAACGCAGAAAATAGACATTTCACTTACAATGAATTTACTATTGTTAGGATTGAAGATATTATGGCGGTAATTGAATGAAGTATGAAGGAATGTATAGAGAATTATATTACATCATAACCCGTCAATCAACGAGAGAAAGAATGGATTTATTCTATAATTGGTATCTAAAAAACGAAGGAGAGGAGGAAGAATGATTCTAAACGGAAAGGAAGTAGGAGAGAAACTACTAGAGGGTATTAGTTTAGTCGCTGATACTGTAGCCCCAACATTTGGGCCACAAGCGAAGACCGTTATTCTACAAGGCAACCCTCCAGTTGTCATAAATGACGGAGTGACTATCACTAAATATGTCCGTTCCGAAGACCCCTATGTTCAGTTGGGAGTACAACTCGTTCAAGACCTAGCATCAAAGGCCCAATCAAAAGCAGGTGATGGTACTACTACTGCCTGTATTTTGGCTAGGGCATTGTGTAAATCGCTACACGAATTTAGAGATGATAGAAGTATTCACGAATGGAGAACCTACCTAACAGATGTTAGAGATGGTCTTCTTGGTTATTTGGATAGTAGAAGCATCCCCGTCGTTGACGATGATATTCAAAAGATTGCTACTATTGCGGCCAACAATGATGAGAAACTAGGTGAACTTATTGCCGAGGTTTTCAAAGCAGTTGGTAGAAACGGAGTAGTTTCAGTCGAGGAAAGTCTAGACTTGAATACTTCTTTTGAGATTAAGGAAGGATTAGAATTAGAGAGCGGCTACATTAGTCACTTGTTTGCTAATCGGGATAATGGAGATTGTGTTTTAGAAAATCCACTCATCCTATCCACTAACAAAATCATTAGAAAGTTCCAAGATATTCTACCTGCTTGTGAATATGCTTCACAAAAAGGAAGACCTCTACTATTAGTCTGTAGAGGATTGCAGAACCTAGCACTACAAAATGTGCTATTGAATGTGGCACAAGGTAGGCTTGATGTGGGAGTAATTGAAACTCCAAACTATGGTGACGCCCAACTAGACGAACTAAAGGATTTGATTGCAGTAGTAGGTGGTAAAGCCTATGCAGAAGAAGCAGACGACGACCTAAGAATAGTCAATGAAAATACTCTAGGTAGTTGCACTAAGGTCGTGATTGATAAAGTCAAGACTACTATCATTGGTGGAGATGGAGGAGAGGCAGTTGTTGAAAGAATAGAAGCCTTGAGAAAACTCCACGAATTAGGTACGAATGACTTCGTGAAGGAAAGCATCTCTAAAAGAATCTCTAGACTTAGCGGAGGTATCGCAGTAATTCGTGTGGGTGCTGGTTCTTCTGTTGAAATGAGAGATACTAAGGAAAGACTTGACGACGCACTTAACGCTACTAAGGCGGCATTGGATGGTGGATATATTGTCGGCGGGGGATTAACTCTATCACAATATTATCCATATTGGAAACATGAAATGCCTTCCGATGATTTCATGTCTAAAGATGTACTTTCCGCACCAATAGAAACTCTCTTGAATAATTGTGAGTATGAACTAGAGGACAAACAGGTATTAACTGGTTGGATGGAAGGAGGAAGTCAAGGCTTTAATGCTAAGACAATAGCCATTTCCAATCTTTTAGAGGATGGAATTATTGACCCCACTCTTGTCACAAAGAGTAGCGTTTCTGCGGCCTTCTCTATTGCGATGATGTTTTTAACAACCGATGTAGCAGTACTTCTTGAGTGATACTATGAAGAGAGCCGTGACTGTGACCTTACCCGCCCCTTATGCGGCAGAAATAGCCTGTCCTATATGCGAGGGAAACAAGTGCCTTGTTTGTAAAATGACGGGAACAATGAAGATTAAGGTCGCACCAAAGATACCAATACAAAGAGCGCACATCATCAAGTATGTTGTTGACAACTTAGTGGAGGTATCCGCAGAAGTCACAAGAATGTACGGTTTAGTTCCGGAGATAAACACTACTGAAATGGTTGAAGTCGATGGAGAACAATATGAGATTGTTCAAATTTCAAGTATAGGCGGAGCATGTTGGATTGCTAACTGCCTATCTAATTTAGAGTCCCCTCAATACTTCACTAGTAGGAAAGCCCTTACTACCTTCAAGGAGGGAATGCAAATTGAGTGAACTAACATTCGTAGGAGAGATACCTAGAAACAGCGAAGACTCGATAAGAGTCTACCAAGGGCAGTATTGGAAGATTGATGTAATAGATTGTCGTTGGTATAATAATGATAAACCTACTAGGAAGGGAATACGAATGAACAAAGAGGAAGCCCTACTTCTATATCATATGCTAGGAGAAATATTGGAGGAAGACTAATGAGAACATTGAGAAACAGAACTAAACAGAAGAACTTTGTAAGTTGGTGTAAGACTGTTGAAGTATCAGCAGAAATGCCACACAAGGAAAGAATGGCCTTCACTGAATCTTGGCCGGTAGTCGCTAACTCAAATGATTTGATAAGGGGAGCGTTTGTTTCCCATTGGAGTCTAATTCTAGGCGGAGAAATAAATCACATAGCATTGCCTGTGACGATTGGAACTCTAACCTTTATGCAATACGCCGCAGAACAACAGGGTCTTAATGACTTATCAAATACAATCAATACTATGATTGCCAATATACCTAGAATACATAACGAGATTCTTTCGGATGGGGAAGAAGATGAAGAAGAGTGAATGGGTTGAACTAGCGAGTTATCTTTGGTTTCTTAAAAGAACGAGGCAAGGTAAATTCCAATACATAGAAGAACTGGTTAAACTCGTAAATACTAAAATATTCACGGCTGGAGTAGAAGAAGTAAAGGTGGAAGAGAATGACATTGAGCCACCTAGCGAGACTGTGCGAAACGATGCAGAAAAAAACATCAGCACAACAGACTCGTCTAATTCTTCAAGCCTTCAATTCTAAGCATATTCAACCTTTACAATTACTAAAGATTCTAACTCTAGATTTAGATAGTTCTCATATTGGTAAGCATAAAACAAAGAAGTGGATTTGTGAACACTTTGGTATATTTCTAGAAGAATTAGAAATATACGGAGATGATTTAGGGAGAGCAGTGTTCAATCTAGAAAGAGATAAACAGAAGACTGCCGACTATAGCCTAAACATGGTTATGCGACTTTTAGAAATGGATTGCAGACAGAAAGGTTCCTTTGAATTATTCTCCGAAGTTCTAGAAAGTCTTTCTTCACTTGAAAGGAAATGGTTCATTTCATTTTGGGTAAGAGAACCTAGATTGAAGATGGACAAAAATAGAATTGTAATTAACTGCTTAAGCAAGTATTTCAACTTAGAACGGTCTTCTGTTGAAAGGGATTCTAAGATGCACGAACTAGATACTATGTATCATGCATATTCTAACGAAAGAAAACTTAGGAATGATTCTACTCATGGGTTATTTATTCCGCCTATGTTAGCAAAGTCGAATACTAAATGGAGTAAGTACAGGCAACCTACTAATTCTATTTGCGAATATAGATACGGTGGAATAAGAATACAGATTCATAAGAAAAACAATAATACTATCTTTTTCAACAGAAAGGGCAAAATACTCACATTGCCTACAAAATTAAAACAAGAGATAAGTGATTGCCCATCCGACTTTATTTTGGAGGCTGAACTCTATTGCGTAGACTCGGATGAAAAACCACTGGACTACTACGAAGTCTTGAAGATACTTCACAACAACCATGCTCAAACACAGGACACTCTAAGGTATGTAATTTTAGACTGCCTATCAAAGAACGGGAGATGTATGATGAATATGCCCTTCTCGGATAGGCTCAAGGCACTAGAAGACTTACCTTGCCCTCCAACTAGGTCGGAGGAAAACGAGGACTCTACGGCGTTCTATAACCAATCAATAAGTGAAGGGTTTGATGGTATCCTCATTAGGGACTTAGATGCTAAGTATCAACCCAATGACAAAACTGTAGCAGTGGTGGTACATTCCCCTCCTAGAATAGACTTGAACTTGGTAGTTATAGGAGCAAAAGTAGATGCTAAGAATAACTTTTCGAGTTTTGAAATAGCCTGTCGAAAAGAAAATGGATATGTTTCTCTCGGTTTTGTTTCTGGACTTTCCACGATAAATCACAAACTGCTTTCTAACATGCTAAGAAAAGTAGTTTCTTCGTTTAAGAATGAAAGATATTCTTTCCTACCTAGAGTAGTTTTACATGTAAAGGCAGAAATAATAATGAAGAAAGATGATAAGTATTCACTAAGGCTACCTAGAATACACGCAATACGAAATGATAAGTATGCGATAGATGCTAGTACAATACAAGAAGTCGATACAATAGGGGGCTTTTGAATTAACTCCGGTGCAGAAGATTTGATTCGTGAATGCGGCGAGGCAACTCAATTTGTCTTTAGTCTAGACAGAGAAATGGAAGTCATAGACGCTTTCCTAATAGGGCAAGTCAATAATGAAATGATGGAAAGAAGAGAAATGGCAGTCAAGAGTACTATTCATCTAGAAGAGATAAGTGGTAAATATGGTTCTTATGAGGGGTACATGGTAGTCACAATATCGGGAAATCAACTAGATGCAGAAGCATTTATTCTAGCCAATATTGTCTCTACTATAAAACAAAAATACGAATACATAGGAGCAGTGGTTCGTAGTGCTGAATAAGAATATCTTGGTAGGCATTCTTTTGTGCAAGCCAGCATATAACATAGAATTGTTTAGAAGTCCGAATTCTAGATTAGGCTATAGCGTTAGACCTCTCATAGTAATAAGAGGCAACTTACCTCTCCTTCATCAAATCAATAGAACTCTTTCTCTTTACGGAATAGTCAATTCTGTGAAAGAAGTTGAAAACAAAAAAAGACCAAAACCAATACTGGTAATTAGGGGCATTGAAAACAATGCAAAGACGATGGCTCTTATTCCCGAACACCTATTACAATTACAAAATCATATTCAAGAACACAATGATGTTGTTCAAATGCTGGTTAGAAAGGAACATCTAACGCTAACTGGAATAGAAAATATAATGAAAATTAGAGGAATTATAGATGGCACTAACTACGATTGAAAAGAAGAAACCAATAATAATTGTCGGGAAGACAGGAACAGGAAAAAGCACACAGGCAAGAGAAATGTTGCCTAACGCTATAGTGCTTTATGCTGATGAAATGGAAATACGAGATGTTCTTTCCTTTCCTTTGGAACTAGGAATCATAATTGAAGATGTTCATTACAAACCAAAGACCGATGAAATTCTAAATGTTTTGAGAAAGTACCGAGGTACTATTGTACTAACAAGTATAAATCAAAAATCAATACCTAATGAAATTAAAAATATGGTTAAGATAAAAAGAGCGGGTAAGATAAATTACAGACAAGAACAATTTGCAGAACTCGCCCCTAGAAGTCAAGAACCTAATAATTTAGAACGAGATGTATTCTCTTTAGTATTGGACTATCTAAGAGAAAGCGATAGAGAGAAGGTGTTAGAACTAATCAAATTCAACAAACCTTCCGATGTTCAATTCATAAGTTGGCTGGCTGAAAACATTCATCCTAATCGACTACTCTTCATAGATACTATTGTGAAGAGAAGATGGTCACTCGCCTATTTTCAAGAGATGTTAGCCTACTCTCATAGCGGTAAATCCTTCACTAGACCGAGGATGCCACAGAGGAGAGCCTACTCCAAGGTCCCTAGTTTCTGTAGAAGATTAGGAGTGAAAGGTGGAGATGAACGGCTACTTAGACAATTGCTCAAAGATGAAGACTTCGCTAAGTTTGCCAAGACTAAGTTGAATAATGCGGAATGTAGAATACTAGGTCTTGGTGAGAAAAAGAAAAGAAAGGCGAAAAAGAAAACAGTAAAGCCAATGGCTTTGGGGGAATTCTAATGGCGAATGTTGTAGCCATTAGGCACTTGAGAAAATACTTGAAGAGTGGCCCTAAAACAACAGATGAGATTTACAATCATCTTAATTCTAAACTCAAGTGGGGCATTACTATGTCCGAACTTAGTAAGATATTGCCTAGATACGCTAGTTTAATTTCAATCGAAGAAGGTTGGAGGAATATAAATTGAAACACATAAGATTGACAAATAAAATAAAGACATACCTAACAGAAAACGGACCAAAAAATACTAGAGAAATACAAGTTTATTGTTCTAATCTAAAGAATAAAAAGACTGGCTCAAAGTCTAATCTAATGTATCATCAAAATATGAATGTGATTGGAAACCTAATGCGAAGAAAATACTTCGTAAAGGTTGGACACGATAAAGAAGTTGCTTTAGATATTTGGGAAGTAAAGGAGGAATACAAATGAAACACAAAAGATTACAAAATAAAATAATTAAATTACTGGAGAACGAAGGAAAGCCGATGAACACAAAACAAATTGTAGACCATTTATCTACATTGAAAACAACTCAAGTTGTCAAGAGTAAGGGTACTATCTACGAATACGAATCGGAAACTGTCTTTTGGCAACAGCACAAAAGAGTGGTGGGTCAAATAATGAAGAGAAAACAATTTGATAACTTAGGCTATGACAATGAAACTAGAACTAGTGTTTGGGGATTGCGAGGTGTAGCGTATGCTATGGACTGAAAAGTACAGACCAAGTAAATTATCCGATGTTCTAGGACAAGAGCATTTTGTCATGGATGCTGAACATTGGGTTTTGAATAAGGAATGCCCTAACCTTTTGCTTTATGGTAATTCGGGAACTGGTAAAACAGGAGCCGCAGTTGCTCTAGCAAATGCTATTCTAGGAAAGGATGCGCTCTCAAACTTCTTTGAGATAAACGCTTCCGATGATAGAAGGCTAGAAACTGTTAGGACTAAAATCAAAAACATTGCACAGGAATCTTCGATTGGAGATGTACCCTTTAGAATAGTCCTATTAGATGAGATGGATGGTATGACTAATGATGCACAAAACGCACTTAAGAGATTGATGGAGCGTTATGAATCAAACATACGATTCATCATTACTTGTAATAATCGAAACAAGATTATCTATGCTCTACAATCTCGTTGTGCTAACTACTTCTTCAAAAACCTCACCTTTGAAGTGATTGAAGAAGCAATTATCCAAATCCTAGAGGCAGAAAATTATCCAGTCCCCGAAGAAATTAGGCCGTTTATATATGCCTTCAACGGTGATATGAGAAGGACACTTACCGAACTACAGGCATCGGTCGCATCCGGCATACGACTGACGACTCAAATCGAAAAGGGCCTCAAAAAGTACGAACAAATTACAATGAACATATTGAATAACAATCCAAACGAAGCACTGAAAAATCTACACAATCTAATCTATGAAGGAATCTCCACTAAGGAGATTTGCATAGGGTTGCATGATTATATCGTTTCTTCGGAAATGGATAGCAACAAAAAATTGAAATTCCTACGAGTAATTGGAGAAGGAGAATGGCGTTCCCACAACATGACCCCTAAATTACTCGTATCATGGATGGTGGGAAACCTACAATAGGAGGTAAAAAAAATGCAAAACGAAATAAGTAAAGCGGCAGAGAAGTTAGGCATCTCGGAAGAGGATGCACAACTGAAATTTGAAGAGATATGCAAGACGAATGGTGTTGGAACCGACTCGACCCTAGCAAAGGGTCTATGGCGAGCCTACGCTAGTCAACAACTTAGCATGAAAAAGAGAACGAACAACACAGAGCGTAAATCTTGGGGAGACAGTGCCTTTGGATTCTTTGTTTCTTTAGAGGAACCAAGAGACATGATGGCCTACAACCGACGACGAGCGATTGAAGAGTGGAAGCGTGACGCTTACAAGGCCTATCAAGAAGGCTTTGTTGCTACAGTTGAAGAAACAGAAGACGGAAACTACACTGTTAGTCGTGTATTCGACGGAGAAGAACAGACAAGAACCCTAAGTGTTCTAGCAGACGGAGCAGAAACATTGGAAGACGGAACGATTGTCATTCCTTTAGATGTGACCAAGCGATACACTAACGGCGGAGAGAACAAGAACTACGGAAAGCCATTGGCCAAGGAACTAATGCGCCGAAGCGGAGTATTCATTGGTAAAGTTGGCGACGATGCCGACTACCAAATGTACCACTTCTCTTACAAGAATCAAAACGGTGTTGACTTCTTACCAAGAACCTTTGAATTTATCCACATGCCAGTCATTAAGGATAGTAATAGAGAAGGCTACATCTACGGCTACACTAAGAAGACTCTAGAGGGTTGGGAATACAACGCAGAACTAGACCCCGAAGGAGATACCCATCGGGAAACACCAATGACCCCTTACAACTTGGCCAGTAGTATTCTAGCAGACAAGGTAGTATCACTATCTCTCCTCGATGATAGGCACATGGAACAGCGTGACCTACCAGCAGTTGAACGATTTGTGATTACTATGGGTACTGTCTGTAATATGAACATGACTCCTACTGCCAACGGAAATAGAATCTTGAACATTACTGACCTTAACGCAGACTTTGACTACGATACTGATGGAATGACCACTTGTTGGGTTCCTCAGCATATCGAAGTTGACTTTGGCATTGGTTCCGAAGTGGTTGTTGTTGGTCGTACTTCTATGCGAGAAGGTGATGATGGTATGGAGCCATCTACAATCAACATGTCCGGTCTTTTAGTGACTGAAAGAAAGGGCCAAGTTGTTGAAATTGCTGACGACGAAGAAGAAAACCTTGATTGGTTTTGAGTCGGCTAATTAACTCTAAAGTGCGTGTGCAAGCAAGTTCCATATAATGTTGCTCAAGTGGGTGCGAAGCCCACTAACACGGTGAAAACTATGAATGAACTAACGATAACTAAAACGATGATTAAAACAAGCAGGGCTATTATTTCGTATAGAAATATTGCTCATATGTCTTGGACAGCAGATAGAAAATACAAGGAAGAAATAGACAATGACGAAATATTCTACTCTGTTAAAATTTACTCTAATGCTAACCTTATTCAACAACATATGAACGAGGTAGAATTTACCAGACTGATAGGAAACTATACCAATTGGGTGAATGCTAATGAGTGATACTATTACTTTTGAAGAAGGTTTCCTTACCAAGGCCAATACTTGGACTGTGTGCCTAACTGATATTCAGTTTATCACATGGAAGGAAAACTATGAGAATGGTAGTTATTTTGTTAAACTCCACATCGGAGATAAAGAAACAAGACTACAACTAGATACAGAAGAAGAAGTGGAAGAACTAGTCCAAGAATGGACAAAAACAAAAGGTGAATAAAAATGCAAAAAAGAAAAGAAGAACAAACGGAGATTGACATTGACAGTATGAGGGCTAAGATTCTAGCGCAGACTAAGATGGCTAAGGATGCTCCTAGAAGAATGCGACTAGGAATAGAAGGTGATGCTAAGACTGGCAAGAGCGGAATAGCAATGGATACTGATAAGCGAACTTTCTACTTAGATGTAGATGATGGCGGAGTACCTACATGGAAAGCAAATCATGATTCTACTGAAAGAATTACTATCTACAATCCAGCAGAATACGGAGAAGATGGCGAACTACTACCTTACCAAACACAAGGAAACATTAGGTCTTTCATTGCTCTAGCAAGAGAAGCGGCTAAGACAGAAGAGATTCTGTTTGTTTGGGATGGAATTGATACATGGCTTGAGTACTGTACTCTTTACATGACAGGAATGGAGAACGCTAGAATGCGACCTATGAAGACAGCAAAGCAACAAGATTGGTGGCAACGAAACAATCCCTTTAGGCAGGTTCTAAAGGAAGCGAAAGCGATTGACTGCGACCAAATTTACATCACTCACACTAAGCCTCCTTTTAGAGATGAAGACCCGCAACCAATTTGGAATAAGTGGGACTCTCATCTTTGGAGTGTAATACGAACTACCCAAAGAAGTACTGTCAAAGGTATGGAATACGAAGCCTATGTGAAGAGTAGTAAATACTTCCCTAGTCTTTTGAATAAGAGATTCAATGTCTTAACTGTTAGCCGAGAAGGTGAAGTGACATGGAAGGGATTGGACTGCGTTAAGAGCGGTGATATTTGATGCAACTTAGAGTTGAATCAAAAGAACTTCTAGATGCAATTACAAGTGTGAAAGGTGCGGGAAAGTACTCTGTTGCTAGCGGTCTTAAGGGCGATAGCATTGGGGACTTTACTTTCTTGGTACAACATAATGATTCATTAGAAGTTTGGAACGCTGATGCTGGTTTCATTCTTAGAGTTTCTATTCCTCTAGTTGAGGTTCCTCAAGAAGATGCAAATACAGTTTGGACACAGACTAAAGATTTGGGCGTTAATGCAACGCTAAGAATATCGGAAATAATTCCAATCTTGAAGAAATTCAAGGGGCAGATTACTATTGAAGGAGGTACTAGACTAACAATTACAGATACTAGTTCTAACCAATTTACTCTAAATACAGTACAGGTTCATCCTAGTTTAGATGTAATTCATAGAGTTTCTGCAATGAATCGTCTAATCGTAGATGAAGGATTTCCATACTTTAACACTACACAATACGAAGGCTCCATTTCTATGGACGCTAAGGTGTTCTCTAGAACAATGGAGTTCTGCGAGTTAGTGGGTACAGGAATCTATGAAATAGACTTCAAGGCAGTTTCCGACACGCCTACATTAGAATCTCCTTCTGTTCGTTTTTCATCTACTGATAGAGGCCGAAAGTCTTACTCACATGAATTAACCACAGAAGAATTACTACACTCAACAGGACAGTCTGCTACTGTTCTTTTCAGTGGACCTATCCATAAATTCTTCAAAAGCGGAACTATTGAGTTCTATTTGAAAGATGCTTTCCCGTTGCTTTTGGTGGGAGAAGACCGACTATTGATTAAAACGCCAAGACTAGAAGAGTGATTAAATGATAATCTCACATAACAATTCAAATATTTATTTATCGTGGAGAGAAGATGGTACTAAGCACAGTTCTACTATTCCGTTTCGTCCATACTTTTTTGTGGAAGAGACTAGTAAGGAACCGCCTACTTACCAGCCTAGTAAGTACATTACTAGGGAAATAGAATACGAGAGAGGCGATTGGGTTAATCTTGAAGGTACTCGATTGAAGAAAGTCTATGCAGAAATGCCGGAAGACTTGAGGAATTTGAAGAATACTTTTTCTAGAACTTACGAGGCTGATGTACCTTACACCTACAGATATTGTGTAGACCGATTAGAAGAAATCAAAGAGTACGATATGCGTAAGTGGTATTGGGATATGGAATGGCAACAAGGTGGAGAACACCATGATGAGATTACTACTATTGTAATGTATGATAATTACGATAAGGAATACCATCAGTGGGCTTGGTTCCCCGACCAAGGCCCGTATGTCTACCACCCCTATACTGATAAATCAAAGAATCTATTTGTCTTTAGGACAGAAGAAAAAATGATTGAATCTTTCTTGACTACAATGATAGAGAAAGACCCCGACATGCTAATTGCATGGTTTGGTAATTGGGCTGACCTTCCTAAGTTATTTTCTAGATGTGCCTTCTACGATATTGACCCTAGCATTCTTTCTCCCTTGGGAGTTGTTGATGGTATAAAGGTCAAAGACGGTAAGGTAAGATTCACTAAAGAAGAGAATGGCTATCACGCTACTGCTCAACCTATCCGAGGTAGGATTACACTAAACTTGGACATGGCCTTTGAAAGACAATGGAATGATGCACAGAAAGGCACACTACCTAGCCTATCTCTAGAGTATGTTTCTACTGCTCTATTTGGTGAAGGTAAATCAAAGGAAACTAAGTTTGAAGACCCTAACGAGTTCTACCGTAGGGGTTGGCTAGAAGATACTCAAGCCTACTTGAAGTATGCTTTGATAGATGTTGAACTATTGGTTAAGATTGATGAGACTAACTTCTGTAGTGAAGCCATTCTTTCTTTACAGCGATTACTGATTGCTCCTTTCGATGCTTGCTTCTTTGCTTCTAACATGGGTTCAATCTATTTTATGAGAAATGCTTGGTGGAAAGCCCCAACAGGAGAGAAGCCTAAGTTCAAAGTCTGCGATAAGTGTAGTCATAAGAATCCAAACGAGAAGACACTAAGAGAGTGTAAGAAGTGCGGAGCAAGCCTATCTTATTCGGGTGCTATGATTTACAATCCTACTGACGAAGGTACTAACGGATTGCATTATAATGTAGCCGCCTTTGATTTTGCTGGTCTTTATCCTAGTATGATTATTGCTAGGAATATCTCGTTTGAAACTCTTACAGAAGAGCCAACACTATTCAGTGCTGACTTGAATACTCCACAGAATCTACAACCTGTAGCAGAAGACTACGAGAAAGATATGCGTTATTTCAAGACTGACAAATTGGGATTACTGCCTCGCTCTCTTATCGACTTGAAAGAGTTGAGAGGCGAGTACAAGAAGTACATGAAAGAGGCTAGGAAGGCTGGAGATAAGGAGGCTGTTGTTAAGTGGAACAACAATCAAATGGCTGTAAAGCGTTTGATGGCTTCCTTCTATGGTATCCTTGCCTTCAAGGGATTCGGTTGGTCGAATGTAGACCTAGCCGCTAGCATTACTGCTAGTGCAAGAGAGGCTATTCGTAAGGCCGCATTTACAGCAAGGGAGATGAAAGGATGAACCACTATACAATGAATGAAGATTCCGATTATTTTCTTTTACATGAAGAATTAGAAGATTACGACTACATACACTTTTACATTACCACAGACTCTTCTAAAGATAAAATAGAAAGAGATATTATAGAGATTGAAATAGATGGCAAAAAGGTCTGCCGGATGCCATTACTAGTCCTTTGCACAAATTACTTATTCTTAGAAAGAAAGACATTCGATATTAGAAAGGTGATGAAAAAATGAGGTGTATTTGTGGAGCGTGGCATTGTGAAACTATGGGAGTAGCCTATTCATTCGAGTGCTACTATTGTCTTGAAAAGGGGTATCTATTACTTAAGGAGGTGACGGCGTGAGTTGGCGACCACCAAAAATCGTGACCAAGATAGTGAAAGCCTATTGGTGCATAAAATGTGATGAAGAAATGTCATCGTGTCCCTTTTGTGAGAAACCATATCTTTGCGGTTGCGGTGGCTATGTGGGTAGGTTCTTTACTCCAAGAGATATAATGAAAAGAGAGCAAGCGATTGTAAATGGAACGAAGCCTAAACACACTTACATGATGTATGGTATTGATTGTTGCGGAAAGTGCGAAGAGAAATCCGAAGTGCTTGACATAGATAAATTGGAAAAAGAGGGTTGGTGTTGAGAATGGTGGAGGTGACGGCGTGAGTTATATTGAAGTTTATTTTTACGAAAACGAGTTTAGCGAGGCTTTAGATAAAATCAGTATGGATTTTTTCGGTCACACTAATTGGGAATATGTTACTGGAGAAAAAGGTAAATCATATACATTCAAGTTTAATGTTCAGCCATCTAAGAAGAATAAGGAGGTGACGGAGTGAAGTGCATTAAACCCAACAAGCATTTTCCTCAATTTGAGAGCAAGCACAATTGTAAGACTTGTACCGCTAGTGAGTTGAAGAGAATTTGGGTGACAACCTTCCCACCCCCTACTTTACAGGATATGTCATATGGAGGAAACCCTAATGATTAAAATAGTGGGAATTATCGCCGTAGAAATATCGAGGGTGATAATATGAGATGTGTTAGATGTAATAGGGTTGTTAGGGTTGTTCACCCTTCCAAGAACTATTGCTTCTCATGCTATGTTAAATACTATAGGGCAACTGTAGTAAATAAAAATAAAAGAGGAATAAGAAATGTTTAATTTAGATGAATTGATAGAAGTACAAAAAACAACAAACGGGACACTCAGCGAACTACTGGCTAATGTCAAGAGAAGCAATAAGATTTTGATGATGGTCAACATTGTCAACATTGCTACTATCGTCACCTTATTGGTGGTGGTACTTTGATTCTAACTCTTCTAGTATTTGCACTGATGTTCATTTGGCTAGTGACTCTTATTTGGTATCTTGATAAGTGCTATTATGATGTTAAATGGGCTATAAAAACTTCCAAAGAAAATAATTCTGTCTTTAGTTGGGAAGATGCTTTTGGAGGTGAATGATATGGAAGTAGTTTATGGACACACAGACTCAATCTATGTCAAGGTGGATTCTATAGAGTCGGCTTTTTCATCCCTTGAGAAAATAAATGAAGAAGTTAGGACTATCTTTCCTAATTTACTAGGGTTAGAAGAACACCCTGTTATTCTAGAATTTGAGAAATACTTTGAATCATTAGGCGTAGGAATCACAAAGAATAGAAACGCCGGATTGATTTCTTGGGAAGATGGAGTTTGGTTAGACGAACCTAAATTTACCTTAACAGGATTTACTTCTAAGAGAATTTCCGAGACAGTAATGGCAAAAGAAGTTCAAACAGTAGCCCTCAATATGTGGGTTTCCGGTAAATCCGAAAAGGAAATAGTCGATTATGCTAAGTCTGTCTACATGAAAGTACTGAATGGTGAACTCAACTACCAAGAAGTGGCAAAAAGAACTAGACTAAAGAAGGAGAGATTTCAAGTCAAATGTACCTGTAATAAGAAGTACGACATTAGGGAAATTTCTTGGACCGATGGGGAGTTTTATTGTAGCAAGTGTGCCAAGCACCCGTCTACTTTCTTAACGACCAAAGGAAAGAAGCCAACAATTAGCGAAGGTATTGTAGGAGTGTTGTACTCTATGCAAGAAAGAAATATTACCTTTGAAGATTCTTATGTCTTCCTAAGAATAAGACCAAGTGGTTTCTTTACTGACCCACTAAGCGGTGTTCGTAAAGAAGCCACTTATGTTTCCGGAAATACTTTTTCCGAGATAGAGGGTTTTGAACCCGATTGGCCCCACTACGCCGAACAAGTAGTGAGTAAAGTCCAACCTATTTTCGATGCTATGGGTTGGGATACTAAACAAATAAAAACACAGCAGAGAAACTTTGACGAGTGGTGGTAATTATGACCGAAAAAACAGAATACGAAATAGAAATAGAAGCGATGGCAGAATACACTTACCAGTTTTTGCCGGAAAACTCCGACGACCCTACAGAACCTATCTTGAAGATAAGTAAGTCTTCTCTTGGAACATTCGATTGGTGTCCAAAGAAGTACGAATTCAGTTATGTTAAGAGGCTACCTCAAGACCAAACAGAAGCAATGAGAAAGGGTACAGTCATGCACAATGCTAGAGAAGATTTCTTCAATGACTTTGATATTAAGAAGGCAGAAGATATGTCCCATAGTGAAGTGTTAGACTACTGCGCTACTCTCTTCCCTGTAGATGATTACTTTGACGACTACCAAACTATTATTGCATTTGAAGCACAGCGATTTGTAGATGCTAGAAGTGACGAAAAACTAGATGAGTTTTTACCTGCTTGTAATGAAGGTAAGTTCGATTGTGAAGTGGTAATTCGAGCAGACCAAAATCCAGACTACCCTCTTAGTAGAGATTATGTTGTGCATCTTCAAGGAATTATTGATAGGATATTCTTGGAAGACGGCGGCTACATTCCTATGGAATTCAAGACCGGACCTTGGAAGGATTACAAAGCGACCTCTATGAGAAAGGAAATGGCATTCTACAAGATTCTAATTGAAAACTCTAGTGACTCGGTTTTGAGACAGGCTGGATTAGAACCTAATATTCCTGTTAGTCATTGGGCTTGGTATTATCCAATCTCTAATCATTTCCACTGCGAAGACGCTACTAGCAGATACCGTGTGAATAATGTAAATGGAGTTATGAAAAACATTGCTAAGTTGATTCACGCTTACGAGCAAAAAATATTTGAGACTAAGTTTTACTACAAGACTTGCACACACTGTTCCTTCTTTGGGCTTTGTGATGCGGCTCAAGATAGTGGGTGGTTATGATGAACGATAATGTGAAGAAGGTTGCTTTAGATGCAATTACTATTTTGCATTCGTTAGGATATACACAATACGCAATGCCATTACTAAACCGTTTGGAGAGATTAGATGAATGAAGAAGATATAGAAATTATTGTTAGAAATAGAGATTGGTCTTTCTCGGAACTCTCTAATTTAAGAAGCACTATTTCTGCACTAGGAGATGAGATTTACCATGAAATGAATTTAATGGATAGGTTTTCCATGATTAGAGATGCGGAAGTTTATCCTTCTAAAACCTATGAAGAGAGTATGAAGAAAGCAGTTAAAATAGAATTAACTGGAATGATTGCAGAAGTTTTTACTAAAATGCTACAAACAGCAAAGATTGATTTTGGAGGAAATAAAAATGAAATATCCGAGAGAAGTGTGGGCGGGAAGTCACATCAAGAACGCCCCACAGATGAAGAGAAGAGTAGTACAGAAGAAGAGTGACTACATTGATTTTGTGAGAAGTCACAATAATAGAACCAATGTCTACACTACAGTCTACGACTTTGCTAAGTTTGCAGAAACAGCAAAGGTAGAATCTTCTGTTATCCTAGATAGAGTATTCTTTGACTTTGATGCTCATGGAGAGGGAGGATTGTGGCATGCTTATGCGGATTTGAAAGATACTTTGGACTACATTGGCGACACTAAACACACTCTTTTCTTCTCCGGAAGAGGGTTCCACTTGTTTGTCTTTGGAGAAGTGACTGATGAACCAAGAAACCTACAGTTCTATTTTAGAGAAGTAAGAGATTACTTACTAGGACAACGCTATAAGGCTTCTATGCTAACTTTAGATGAAAGAGTAGGTCAAACTACTAGACTAAGAAGAGTACCAAATACCGTAAATCTAGCCAGCGACAATGGACACGGCATCCCCTACTATTGCATTCCAATCTTTGAAGAAGATATAGAGAAGGGAATCGAACACATACTAGATTTGGCTATGGCCCCTCGTCTTGTTCCTATGGAGTTCTCCGGTAGCAAGTTAGCAGTATGGCCTTCCGCACCCCCCATTGATGAGGTCGAAGGGGAAATTGAGCCTGTAGTCGTTGAGGGTTCGCTCCCTGTTCTCCCCTGCATTTACAATGCTATAATGGTTGAGAACCCTTCGCACATGGCTAGAGTTTATTTGGTATCTTGGTTCCGAGATTTACTAACAGGAAGACAAGATTTGAAAGACCAAAAACAAAAAGAATCAATACTCAATACTATTGTAGATGAGATAGAAAAGATTGCTACTAGTTCCGATGAAGTTTGGCTTGATTGGGATAAGGCAACAACAAGAAAACATGCAAAATTTACCGTATATGGTAATTACAATACTCCCAACTGTAAAACCAAGTTAATACCCGAAGGGTATTGTGCTGGTAAATGTTGGAGATACCCCGACTATTTGGAGGAAAAGAAATGAAATACGAAAGAATAAAATGGAATCAAATGATATACGGCCATGCTTATTATGATGAAGGAGAACAAGAAGAACCTGCCCCTGTCATTTTATCCGCTTGGAGATGGGAAGTTAGAATGGAAGGAAGACAGGTCTTTTGGAGATTTGAAAATAAGATGATGGGGTCTTTTGAGTTCTCCCCTAAGAGATGGAATGATGAAGGAAATGAATATCCCAAAGAGTGGCCGGATTGGTTGCTTTTCGATTTCATAGATTATGTATGGGGCTATACCGACAAAGAAACAAAAGTTCTCACCACATCTATAAACGAAGACTCTAAGCAACAAAAGTTGGAGTTGGAATGATGTTGACAATAGATAGTAGGGAAAGAAAAGGCTCTAAATTAGTTGATTTAGTTATCAAGAAAGCCGATGCCCTAGGAATACCAAATGAGAAGAAGTGGATAGAAGTAGGGGACTATGTTTTTGACGATGTTTGTTTTGAGGCAAAGTCTTGTCTTGACTTTATTCAGTCCATTCTAAGTAAAAGAATTTGGACTCAAATAGATAACATGGACCGACATTACAAACACAACATAGTAATTATCTATGGTGACTTAGACGCCGACATTAGTTCTTTAATATCTAATTCTAAAAATACTAACTTTGTATTCAGTAGACACAATCTAAGAAGGCGATTCTTAGGAGCAATAGGTAGGATTACTTTAGATACGGACACAAGAGCCTTTTGGGTTCCTAGTGAAAACGAAGCCTCTTTGATAATCACAACTATTTGTAAGATGAAGCCAATAGAAAGACCCTCATTGAATCCTCAATTGATAAAAAGGATAGCAACTGATGATATGAGAGTCGATGTATTGACTTCTATTAAAGGAATTTCAGTGAAGAAAGCCAAAGCCCTTTTGAAGAAATTTGGCTCTGTCGTTGAAATTTCCTATGCCAAACTATCCGAAATAAAGGCAGTAGAGGGATTCGGGACTACCCTTGCTGAAAGAGTACTTGAAGTCCTAAACACAGAAGATAAGGTGACAATATGAATGACGAAGATTGGGTGATAACCCCCGAATATGAAGACGAAGAATTACATGCCCTTCCTACGGAAGAAGCGAGAGAACAGCCGGATAGAATTATAGGAGATACTAAACTGCCTAAATTCTTAGAAGGATGGGTAAAGGAAGCAACCAATGTTTCCCACTACAATGAAATACCTGCGGCCATGACTGCCTTAGTACTAGTCGGGCAAATGTGCAAAGGTTTTGTTAGGATACCAATTAAATCCTCTATCATAGATTCTAGAGTACATTTCATTTGGATTCAAACTTCCGGTACTGGAAAGAGCGAACTGATGAATTTTGTAATTCCTGTTTCAAAGGGACTATGGGATAAGATTAACGCACATCACAATTACAGGGAACACAAGTACATAGGACCACACGAAAAACTACAACAGTTCGACAACTTTGAGGTTGTTGAGTACACGGATGCGGCTTTGATTGGATACCAAAAAATAGTAATTGCTAATGAAACCTTTGCAGAAGAAAATGTAGATGTTGAAGTTGGAGATGAAGTATGGGAGCCTGTCAAAGGTTCCTTAGATGGACATGGTTTAGCCCGATGGGATGAGTTCACTAACTCCGGAGTTTTCAGTAAGACACAACACAAGAATTCAATTGTCACTTATTTGAATACTCTAATGAATTCTCTTGGCGGTTCCTCTCAAGTAATTACTAAGAAATTGAAGGAAGGTCCAGTAGTAGAATGCCATTCCGAGCGTTCTATTATGGCAACTACCTTTCCTCCGGATGAACTAGATAAGGCAATTACAGAAACAGGATTATTCCAAAGAGCGACCGTATATATTTGGAAAGTACCCGAATATATTAAGGATGAAATTGATGAAATGATTGTTGATAACTTCGGAACATTTGAAGATGTTAATCTGCCTATTGAGAAATACACAGAAGAACTATTCGAGATTTACAAATTAACACAGGCCCGCTATCTCTCAACTGCTAAGTACGACGAACAAGGGAATGAGATAGAAGGACCCAATGCTACCAAAGTGGTCCGAAGAGGACCGGACTTTAGAGATGCTATGCGCCTACGAATGCACGACTTGAGAAAAATGGTAAAGGCAGAGGAAGGCATAACTAGAGAGGCCGCTAGAACCTTCCTAACAAGGATGAACATAATGATGGGTAGGATTGCCTACCTGTGTTCTGTAGTCGAAGCCAAGGACATAAAAGACCCTAAGAAACAGTTTGTAGTCACTGCTAGAAATGTCAATCAATCTGCTTTTATTATCCGCAACTGCTATAAATCATTGATTTCGTGGTTTGCTCAAAGCCTACGGGTCACTAAGTCCGGTATGGCAAAAACGATTGGAGCGGGATATTTGGAAGTCTATGAAAATTTGAAGAAAACTCAAGTTCGTAGAATCAATGATGTAGACGGTTGGGTTCCAAAGAAATCTATGATGGAGAACTACCGAACTACAAAAAATGTAAGTCCAGCAACAGGGTACAATCATTGGGATAAAGTCGAAGGATATTTTGAGGAAACAAAAGACAACCGAGCAGTATTCGTTAGACTAAAAAAAGAAGGTGAAAGAAAATGAAAAAATACGAAAATACATTCATCGTTTTCGATGTGACAAAAGGACCAAAAGTTATCATTGAAGCGTTGAATACATACGGCGAAGAAGGGTGGGAATGTTCTACCATGATTACGGTAGGAAACATGAACATTGTTGCTTTCCTAAAGAGAAGCCTTGGCGAAGAAGAAACCAAGGCCGACCCTACTACGGAAAAAATCAACAAACTTTGGGCTACCGATGGCGGTAAGTGATTCCATGTCTAGTGTACTAGCGTTGGACATAGAAACTAAGAATATGTCCCATGAGATAGGTGGGTTTGGTAATACTCACATGTTCCAAGTATCTACTGTAGCAACTTGGGATGGGTCAAACGGTACAGTTTATCTCTCCAAGGAAGAAGTAGGAGAGAGCGTAGATACTCTAACCAAGTCCGGATTTAGTGTGAAAGATATGTCGGAGTTGAAGTACGATTTGGAAAAGCACCAAGAAGAAGGAGGCCTACTATTGGGCCACAACATAGGTGCGTTTGACTTACCTATCCTAAAGAACTCCTTAGACATATATTGTGTTAGAAAGTATTTGGATGATAAACAGTACATTGACACCAGCCGCTACTTAACTAGTAATTTTGGAGAGCGATTCAAGTTGCAGAACTTAGCAGAAAACACCTTGAAACAAGATAAGTTGATGGAAAGCGCAGAAGCACCTAAACTTTGGAAGATGGGTAGATATGAAGAGGTTGTAGAGTATTGCATGAAGGATACTCAAATTGTATATGACCTTTGGAAGCATGGTCAAGAGAATGGTTTAGTCAAGGCATTCTCGATAGAGAAGGAAGAATTTTTAGATTTGGAGGTTGATTGGTAATGGATACATGGGAATGGATTGGTTTGTTTGCCTTCCTTATCGTTGTAATTCTGTTGTTCTTTGCCGCTTTTGGTGGCTCGAACCTAACAGAACAAAGCGTTGAGGAATACATGCAACGGCTGATGAAAGATAGTGCCGAAGATAAGAAATGACGCTAAAGCAGAAGTGTTCTAAATGTGGTGAATCCACTATTGCACTTAGGCTACAGGGTTTCTATCTAGGTTCGGATAAGAAAGTAAAGTTGTGGGAATGTCGTTCATGCGGCTACATTTGGAAATAATTTGGTCACTCGGCTCGCTCTATTTTGGGCGAATCGAGTGGCCATTTTTTTATGGATTTTTTTCTGGTGTCCAAAAGTGATTTGAAAAAATACTATTTTTTTAAGAATAGCGATTGCCAAATAGAGTAGGCCCCATCCAAAGAAAAAATAAATAAGATAATGTCAGTATTAAAACCAATACCATTTCTATTTTTTCCCGTTTTAATTTCATGGAGACATAAGGGTTAGAGTGTAATTAGTAGTAGTCGTACCGCCGTTGTTAGTGGCGGCTACTCTCACAGTCATGTCTGCTTGAGCGCCCGGATTTAATGAGCCAGCAATCGTCGCAACTAGGTTATTCCAGTTGACAGTTGTAGGGCCAGTAATAGTACCACTGCTTGGGCTTGAACTCCAAGATGCTACTATTCCTTCGGGGTCATTTAAACTAACAATAGACCACTGCCAAGAATTAACATTACCAACTACTTGGGAATAGAATCCAAAGGTAATTGCTTGCCCTGCTTGAATATCTAAGGGTGCTTGAAAATCTTTATCATTTGTAGCAGTGCCGCCAATAGTAGTTGTAAATCTATTATCATTACCTGCGGCATCTTGTATTAAAAGAGAAGAAGGTGCGGCTTCTCCCCTCTTAGGATAAGAATTGAAACCAAGAACAACATAGCCAAAACTCACTCGTCATTCCCCGCATCAATATCATAGAATAATTTAAGTCCAATAAGACGAACTACCCCAGTTTGAGAACTAGAAGCCGTTTTTAAGTTGAGTTTAAAATATGTCACGCTATCAGCAGAAGCATTTGTTATTGTTAATGCACCACTTTCTGCGCTCACATTTATGTCATTAGAAGTACCACTATGGGCTTTTGCTCCGGTTGCGGCAACTGCGGGATAAGCAGTATTTAGGGCGTAATTATCATTAGCACTTAGTCCAGTTAATTCCCAAACTGCCGTACCTGTATTTGTTCCTGTGACAGTCCAAAAGGGCTGAAAAGTCACTGTTCCTTCGTTCCATGATTTAGGGAAAGCAACAGTAAATTGAGCGTGGTCGTCTGCATCTGCGGCAAAATCTAATATTTGTAATTCCGGCCTACCTGCTGTCATTTCAACTTGAGTTAATGCAGAACAACCAGCAGTTGTTGTTGGAGTCATAGCAGAAGAAGGAACCCAAATAGAATGTTTCCCTCCTTTCAATATAGGAGTATCAACACCGGAACCATCTAAATATCGTAATTCATCATCGGACTTAGCATATATTTGCCCATAACTACCAGTATTTGAAGGGGCAGAAATTTCTTTCAGTAGTATTTGTCCCTCAAAAGTAGACTGCCCGTTGACTAAAAACGGACCCCCCGAAGAAGAACCTCTTGAAGCGATTCCTTTGCTATCCATATTAACAGTGCTCGTAGCACTGAAAGTAGAATAAGCGTTATTATAGCCAAGACCAAGACTTCCAGTAGAAGGGTCACTTCCGTCTGCAACTGGGGTAATTAAAATCCAACCATCGTCGTGAAAGTTGTTCTGTAAAAAGCAATCAATATCATTTGTTGCGTCGTTAATGTAGACTTGTAAAGCCGCACCATCATAAGTACCGCTTTCTTTAATTCTAAATTGAGAAATGCCAAGAGTAGAGAAATAAGAACAGTGTTCAATTGATATGCCATTAGAATTCCCTCCCCCAAATAAATGTGAAGCAGTTAATTTAACTGTTTGGTGCCTTGAACTATCATCTTCTCTAAGTGTAAAAGTACCAATACCTCTTTGTTGAGTTCCTCCCGTACCGCTCGCAGAACCTCCACTTCTTCCCTCAATAACGGCAAAAGTGTACCATCCTACTGATAAATCATCTCCAAAGTCTATGTACGATTGAAATGTATTACCTGTAATTTTAGCATCACCTGTGACAGTTAGAGTACTTCCGTCAAAAGACATGTTTGCCTCTCCAGTTAATGTACCATCCCCATCCGAAGTTAGAACTCTATTGGCTCCATCCGATGCAATTACTTCTGTTAAATCTAAATTGATTGTAGCAGAATAGGCTCCACTTGTAGTATTGGTTTCCGAAGCAATATCAATACCGGCTCCTTCACTTAAATCGACTCCTGTAATATCACCTTGAGGGGCTAATGCGGCAATTGAAGCGGCTGTGACTGATTTGATTACATCGGAAGAACCAGTATCTTGAATCAAGACTTTATCATCGCTTGCTACTGTCGCTGTACCAATACCGGAAATAAATAAACCCGCACTAGTTCCAGTAATAGCACTTGTTTCTGTGTAGGTAGTACTTCCAGCATCATAGCCGATGCTCATTGAATTTTCACTCTTAGCCGTAGTCAAATACTGAATAGCCCTACCGTCTACCGTACCGCTCGCATCTAATTTGATTATAGCAACAGGAATATCGCCCGCAGTTAGTTGTGGCACTACATCAGTATCGGCCTTATCTCCTCTAATGGCCAATACATTTGTAGAGTCACTAGTCACTACTAAGACGAAATATGCGTTTCCGGAGGCAGGTTCATCGAAGGTAGAAGGAGTTCCTTGAGTGAAAGTAGCAGTAGCAATTTCTGGCATTAGTTTTCCATCTCTAATGACTGTACCTGCCCTCACTACGAATTGAGTATTTCCACCGGAGTTTGTTTGTACGATACTAAAGTTCTTAGTTGCGTCTGCTGTAGTTCCATTTAGGATAGCATAACTGTTCTGCAACCCTACTGATAGTGCTTTAAACAACCCACTGTGGGGGAAATCTACACCATCAACTAATCCGCTACCTGCTGGATTAGAATGGAATCTACTGTACTGTCCTATATTTCTGCTGTCTGTCATATCACTCAACCTCTATGGTAATGTAAAAATCAATTTCTTCTCCGGAAGTAAATGGCCCTATTCCATCGAATGTAATTCTAGATAGCATTTCAGTGTATTCTGCTATTGCAGTTTCCGGTACATTTTCATATGCTTTATTAAAAATACCTATTTCTCTTATTGTGTACCCTGCTACAGAAGAACCCAAAAGAGTGAATTTGAAATCTATGACATTCCCTTCACTAGTAGAGGAAGAGGCGGATATGTTGTAGATGGGTACATCTAAATTAGTTGCCGAGGGGTCGGTAGCATTGCCTCCCACTCCCACCCTAGCCTTTGTGAATATGGTTTTCAAGTGTAAGGCAAGGCTTTCTCTAACGGAATCTACTATCAAAATTCTTCCTCCAGTATAGTCGTAAGCGTATTTCCACCAGTTGATAGGCCCAAAGGTAGGGCGAAGCCTAGAGTCTGCTCAAACCCAAGATTGAAAGAGTTTGCGCTTGCATTGGCCCTCTTCTTGACGATTAACTTTCTTTCAGTGATACCTATTTTTCCGAAGTAATCTCTAGAAGTACGGACATTGTTGAAAGCCTCACTTCTTACATTTGCCTCTATCTTTTTATTATTTTTCAAGATTTCAGCAAATCTATCGGTTAAGCCCTTAGTGAATTTACCAAGTTCTAATTTAATAGTACCCATTTGAGTATGTTCCATTTCTAAAATGACATATTTGGAGGAAGTAATACCTTCTTGTAATAGTTCAAGTTCGATAATATCCGAGGGCCTTATTTGTCCTAAACTCCTATGTCCTAGTTCTAAAGAAACCTTCTTGTTAGAACTGGAATGTAGTCTTAATAGATTATACGCCCTACTGTCTACTTCTTCTTGAGTAGACAAACTATCGTCGTTGACTTCTAGTACCTTTCTTCCTCTCTTACGGATACTACTTCCATTCTTCCTAATAGCAATCTTATCCTTAGAATAGACCCTTACTTCATTGTAGAAGTCAAAGAGAACATCGGATTGGCTAAAGTTCACAATTTGTAAATCATTATTCATATCAGTAATTTTTATCTTCGGTGAAAAGGCTGAATCCTTTTGGTCCTTGATTGAGAATTTGTCATTATCATAAATCAATTGTTTATTCTTCTTTTCAATTAAGTAGTTGATTGCAGAGAATAAATCTACTCCCTTTAGATTGGGTGCTACAACTAGAGGATAGTCGTCGGTATAACCAGTAGTGAATTCTATGTCATTCTCTTCAAAGAGATTATTGATGAGGGTTTCTGTTTCTTCTCCAATAGTGACTCCCGAACCTATAACAGCACGAATAGGCTTTCCTTTTAAGTTCTTATTCGTAGTAATAGTAATCGTATCCGATACTGAAACCACACCCTTAGTCAACTTATGTTCTCCAAATGTAATAGTAAGTCCTCTTCCTATGGTTTCGCTATCTCCTGTTCCTAGCCAATCTATTTCAGTTGAAGTTTTGAAGGTAGTATTACCATCGCTGACGCATAGTGTTGAAGGTATTTCTGCCTTCTTAGTTGTCATATCAGCGAATTGGTATAGGGCCAATAGTGGACTTCTAGACACAATATGTTCCTTTGTACCGGAGGCTAGTTTTCCGTCCATATCTATCACACAATACATGGATAAGACTCCTTCATTGTGACCTACATTTTCAAAGGAACCATTTAGTGTTCTATCGTAAGCAGATTCCACCCTAATGTGATAGTCTTGAGTAGCAGAATAAGTTTCATCTTTATATGGCATCTTAGTATATTCCGAAGATAGGGTATTCAGTTTAATTCTGCTAGGTGTATATTCATAAGTACAGGTTTCGTTAGGTTGCATGACTCTGTAATATCCCGCAGTTAATTCTTGGTCTAGTATCAAAATATGTCTTTTAGTGCTATTTCCACTATCTATTTCATGGGAAACGACATATCCTAAAAAGGTAGGAGAAACATTCTGCATGCTATGTTGTTGAGTATCTGCATCAATAGCAGGTTGCGCTACTGCGGTTCCTGTAGCATATTCTGTACCTGCTTCCGAGGCTAAATAGCAACCTGTTAAATCCTTCACATAGTCTAAATATGGATAGGTGCTAGAGTTTAGAATATATTTGTAATGAGTTGTTCCCGAAGGCCCCCTAGGATTTGTTGATTCTTTAGTGGGTAATTTTACCCTCAATTTAAATCCTAAATATATTCCTTCTGCATCTGTAGTAGCAGATGAAGTATCGGCATCACCACCTCCATTATCATCTAATTTGGTAGTAGCAAATCGGTTGGGCCTAGTAGCCATGCCGTAGTTGATAATTGTAAAGTTCTTGGATGAACTATCAGTGTACTCTCTTAGATGTGCATTTTTAATTGGAGGCATTACTGTACCAGCACTGGACAGAGTATCTCCTCCGGAAATATCAAATCTATCGAGGACCATACCCACCAATCCGCTCTTCAAGAAAGAGGCGGCTGTAGCGGGAGAATTGGTGTGTAATCTTAGGTCATTATATTGCTTAAGAAGAAGGCTAGAGTGTCCGTTGTGTTGTTCCGAATCAAAGGTAAGGTTGGTGATTACCATAGGCAAAGCCAAGTGGCTTTCGTGTCCAGCACTTGTAGTTCCTACATTGAATGCTTGACCTGCCTCATCTGTGAAAGCGTCACTAGAATAATTTCCACCGTGAAATAAAGCAACGAGGGGTTGTATAGAACCATCTAGTTTGTTGACATTCTGTGCATCTCCGTGTCCACTAAATGCGGCTTGGTGTTTAACCGCCTTGAATAAATTACCTGTAGCAAATCCTCCCGAACTTGTTGTACGAACTACCTTTCTAGTAGAATCCCCATGATACAAATTCTTTAGAGTTATTTGAGTTGTCGAAATACTGGAAACTTCCCCAATCATGTTTCCATCACTATCACAAATAATGTCATTTGCACTTAGGGACGAACTCACATCTGAACTAGCGTCTATAGTATTATCACTATCATCGAGGCTAAAGGTCACTCCTAAATCTGTAAATTCATAATAGTGATAATTAAAAACTCTCATTGTTTTCTTTTTGTCCGGCAGATGTTCCGGATTTATTTGATTCATATTTGAGTCAAACAATACCTCGGTTAATCTCATTAAACCAAAAGTGGTCATTTTGGTAATATCTTCTACATCGTATTCTAGAATGGCCGCAGTATCATAATCGCTGTCTAGGTATTTCTTTGCCTTTCCAGCACCACCATACTTGGAGTGTTTATCGGAAGTAGTATCTTCGGTTGGTTTGTTCAACAAATATAGACTAAAGTTTTTCAAATCTCTATTAGAGTAGAACAAACTATCATCTCTTAAACTACTGTATGGTAATAAGTCCGAAGTCGCAAATAAGAATAATCTAGCAGTCTTTGGGTCTAGTTGTTCCAAGAAATCTTTAATGTAGAAGTTAGATTTAACCCTGCCACCTAATGTAGGGTCGTGAGAAGTTAGAACCTTATCTCTAGTGTGACTTGCTTCGTGTACGATATAATCCCAAAACAGTGAACCACTAGCGGGGAAGTATCCTCTTTCTTCAACTGGCAAATGTAAGTGAGCAGTTTCTCTAAATCTGCTAGGTATCTTTTCTAAAGCGGTAGAACTTCTTCCTTGATTCATTTTGTAAGCCGAGGCATAGTATTGAACAGAACTGCTACCGTCATAGTAATTAGCATCGGAAGCCCTACCGACCTCTTCCTTTTCTGCTGTGCTAGCATCAGTAGTGTGGTAGTCGCTGGCGATTGCTTGAGTTTTTCTATTGAAAATTCCTTTCTCAATATGGTTTATTTTGTAAAGTGGAACCCCATATTTTTCAATATAGGTTCCGACCAATTCGTGAGATAGTGCTGTGGTTGGCCTAATGTAATTGTAGTAAGTTGGCTTCTGCATATCATCAGCACTGTAGTCAACTCCCGCTTCTACTCCATATAGAGAATTCAATAGCGTCACCATCTTACCTCCATGCAAATGTTCCCCATTTACTAGGTACAAATTGTGAGTATTTTTTCCGGAATACTGATTATTTACAGCAGTTGTGAACCCTAATGTGGAAATAGTTTCTCCGGAACTGAAATTGTTCACTGGCCTATCCAAGAAAACTCTCCAAGTATCTGCCCCGCTTGAGACTGTATTAAAACATACTACTTGAGTGCAATACCCTACAAATACAGAACTCAAATAAATAGGCAATCCTACATCTGCTACCGCCTTAATAGTAGAAGTGTTAGATGGGGTAAGGTCTAAATATTTTTTACCAGCAATATCGAAACCACTATCGCTTCCTGTAGTAGTACCTATTGTGGTTAATGTCACATCATAAGTATCGTAATCGTTGTGGTCTACTCTTCCTAAAGTGACTGGAAGATAAGGGGCTAATTCTATGGTGGTCTTTCCATCTACAGTAGAGGTGTTCAAGACAGTAAAATCAATCAAGGTATTGACTGTTTCAAAGGTTTCATAATTTGTACCTCCATCACTTAGTTTGGCTTGGAATGCTTCTTCTTTACCTATCGAAGTAGGGTGTTGTATGTGAAAACCAACAGCATTGCTATCAACGCCGGAAGTTCTAGAAGTAGTAGTCCCACTTAATAGAGTACCGTCTAGTTTTTCGCCACTGCTGAAAAGCAGTCCTTTGTCACTGTTTCCTCCTAGGCTAGTAGCAAAGGTTGTTAGTTTATTGTTAGAAGATAGTGCCTTGTTTAGAATGTAATTGGTTTCTATTTCTTTCCACAATTGTACTTCATTATGTGTGGAAGTACCATATGCTTCTGTTAATGGTAGGTTTTTGAGAGTGATTCTAGTAGTGGTGTTAGAGGCTCCCTCCCCGATATATGCTACAACTCCGTTAGTGTATTTCACGAAGAGTTTTGTATTTGCTAAAGAATTAACCGTTATTGATGATGTTAAATCAAAAGTCTTACTATTGAAATTCAAATCATTCCCACTATCTAAAACACCGACGAGTTCTAACTTGTTATGTGGACTCATAGTTGAATAAATTACATCTTCGGAGAAATTAGAATTGCGATTTACTATTGGAGAAATTAGTTTTGAATAATTATCTCTACCGGAAATAGTCATGGTACTCATACCCATATTTTTGTCTATTTCTATTTGTTCTATTTCTCCATTGAATCTCTCTACTTCAATGATATATTGTCCGGAGACATATTCTAAAGAAGTAAAGACTGTAGTGCGCTTTTTCACCTTAGCATTAGAAAATGATAATGTCAAATATTTTTGGTCTTTGCTTGAACCTGTCACAGTTGCTTCAAGTCCAGCATAGTTCTTATCCAAGAAAACTATTCTTAGTTGACTTTCTCTACCTTCCACGAAAGGAAAGGTGGTAAGTAGATTGCTCTTAGATGAACTAAAAGCCCTACGGTATAATCTATCACCTGCGCTCAATGTATAGGAAGATGCAGAAAAGGCACTTTCTGTATCCAATCTAGAGTTTCCATCAAAAGTAATATCTTGTGTAAATGCGCTAGCGTTAAAAGAATCAATTGTACTAACTCTTACTACTCTAGACCCTACCAAAACTTCATCATATTGTGATAACAAATTTGCTAAATCATATCCTTCTTCTGTAGTAAATGTGTACTCATTTCCTGTGACATTCGCTTTCACTGTCGCCTTGAGTGGGAACCATTCAAAGAACTCGCCCCTGTGTTGTTGCTGTCGAACTCTAAAAGCCTCGAACTCTCCTACCTTTGAGGACATGATTCGGGAGGTGTCTACGATTTTTGCCTCCGCATAACCCCCCCTACCTCCATATGATTCTTTCAAATTGGTGCTAAGAACCATAGGGGCTTCATTGGCTGTTTCGGGAGAATAGCCGTAGTGAAGATACCGATATGGGCCAACTAGATTGAGAGCAGATTTCACATTGTCGTCGTCACGCCTAGCATTGTAAAACGATTCATCGTAATCTGTGAAGTCATTATTCGCTAATGTCAATCCTTCATTAGAAGTCTGTTTGGTACTATTATAACTGCTGGAATTAGTAGGGTCGTCTAGTGTTTTTAGGTTATCAACAAGTGTAGTTTTGATGTTAAACTTGCTATAGTCTTTAATCAAGAATCCATAATCTTGAGAAGTGATAAATGTATTTGTTGTAAATGAACTAATAGTGGCACTGCTCATTTGAGAAGAAGCATATTTGACATAATATTTTTTATTGTGGTCAAGTTGATTTTTCTTATCTAGCCTAGAGTTGTGAAAGTAAAATAGGGGTTTAGAACATAGCAATGATTTATTCATTCTGTAGGTAGTACTACCCGCAGTAATCTCGGTAGCAAGAATACCGCTACTTACCGCTACGATAGTAGATTCGTCTTCATCATCTCCTTTGAACACCATGAATTTAGTGTTCTTAGTAATAGAAGAACCTAGTCTTGGCTCAAATTCAAAACTATCTCCCGAAACATCGTCAGTGGTAAATTGTGTAATTCTAGCAAAGTGGTGAGTCAATCCATTATCCGAGTTTATCAAAACATAGTAGTTGTGGTCACTAGCAGTGGAATTTAGACGAATACCTTCTCCCGTAATACTATCATAGCACTTTATCTTATACCCCTCAGTATTTTCTAAATTAGAATATTGAGTACCGGCAGAATCTGAACCTTGTAATTGCTGAATAAAGGTGTCATTATTAGAATCATCAGTAGAAATGTAAGTGAACATTCTATGAGTATCAGTGCAAGTAGCCGTGTCATGGATAATAGGATTCGTAGGACAGTCAAAATTGACATTGTTCCCTGCGTTTGCTAGAGTAGCGACTACAGTGGGATTTATTGTAGTACCCTTACGCATCACATAAACTGTCATTGGTCTATCTCCTCGAATCTAAAATAAAGCACAGTATCCGCAAATCTAGGGGTTAAATTATTGACATTGAATTTATTTCTAGCCCCTCTACTCATTGCGAATTCGTGAAACTCTCCCATGAATTGTTTGTTGGTAGTCGCACTATTTTGACCAGTAGCCCCACTACCATTAGCACCTAAAAATAAATCTTCTTTATCCATAGCAAAAGTCCCACTTCCAGAATGAGTAGCACTTGCTACTTCACTATTATTAAAATAAATTGCCATTACTTTACTAGCCGAATCATAGGTAGCGGCTATGTGAAATAATCCATCAACATAAGATGGATTCATTGGTGCTTTGATATAGAGGTCTGTTGAATTTAATGCAGTAGATTGAGAAGTATCCAAAGTCACTGCAAAAGAATCTCCGGAAGAAGACGATGGAGTAGCGGCAACCTTTCCTATGGAAGTAAAACCAAATCCATTCTTTATGAATAGTTCTTGGTCTTCGTGTAGTATGTCGTTTGCAGTGGAAATAAAGGTCAAAGTAGTCCCGCTATTTCCACTTGATTTTGTGGTTTTAGCGTAGACATGACTGTATTTACCATTCGAGTCAAAAATACCTTTAGCATACGAGGCTTGTGTGTGACTGGATAGTGGCCAATCTATTCCGCTAGAAGGTAAAATCAATGCAGAAGTTTCTAAGTTTTGAGTAGTAGTACCTAGTGTGACAGAAAATTTAATCTTGTATTCTGCTGGTTGATTTTCATTATGTGAAGTAGTATTTATCAAAGAAAGTTGCGCCTTACTACTGTGAAATATTCTCATCTCATGTGTATGCTTTGCAGTCTCAGCCAAATAATAATGAGAGACATAATCTGTTTGAGTCACATCGTTATCTACGGCTGGCATCACCTTTCCCGAATCAGTAGCCACACCTGTTAAACTGCCTACGCTATGCCTTCCGAATCCATTTATGTCATAGGGTGTCACAGTAGCCTCGATAGTAAAAGCATCGTCTAAGGACCAAGGACCGTAGATTACATCGTCACTACTGCCTACGCTAGAATCTGCTCCTATCGCAATATTATCATAATAGTCTATTTTGACATGACCATTACACATTACAGGAAAGACTAGGCTTCGTTGCTTTCCTGTTAATACTCGATACATAATTTCACCTCAAGAAAGAGCGTCGGCTAACTTGGTAGCGACCTTTCCGCTTGGGAATACTTCTGCGATTTCAAACTGCATAGTAAAACTCACATCAATAGTTTCCGAGTCTATTGTGGATTCAAAATTTCTAATAAATCCTTTCATTCCTTCGGAGGTACTTGAAGTTGGAAAGTCACTTTTCAAATCATCTCTAGTACCGTAGTTATCCAGTTTTCCATCATCGCCTCTAGAAGCATAAGTAAAGGGAATAGAAACAGCAGTTCTAGAGTTTCCATCATTACCTACCTTAGAATCATAAAGAAAAACTAATTCGTTAATTGACTGATATGTTTGTATTCCTGTTGAGTCTACACTGGAATGAATCATCTGTGCTATCTCAATAGGTGTGTATGTTTTTGCTCCTGTAGGTGCGTCACTTTCACTCCACTTTTTATTGATAGCCTGTTCTGTAATGAAACCTTGTAGGCTTACGCTCTTAGAAGCCATACCTAAGTCTAGTGCGGCTGTCATTGATTCTCCGGATAAAGCCCCCGATAGAGGTACTTCAAGAGAGGGAATGGTCTTGTTAGTACTGATGCTCAAACTAGTGACCTTCAAGGGAATAGTATTGATAGATAAGTCGGCAGTTTTGTATGCTCCAAATTTCAAGAATACTACATGGTCTAATGCGCTCATATTATCATGCTCCTAAACTTCTAGAGGAAGTCGTTCTGTTGATTTCCTTGTTAATCATCTTACCAACCTTCTGTGCTATGATTCTTAATTCACTATCGGAAGACCCCACCCTACCGTTAATATTGACAGTAATGTTATTTCCTCCACTGCTCATCATTTTTCTAGATTCTTGATTAGAATGTACTCGACTTCCCTTTGGCAGTCTCACTAGTTCCGGTCCTCTTTCTCCAACTAAGGAGAGGCCACTCGTAGTCACACCTCCGTTAGCGAATGGTTTTACTGCCGCAAGAACCAAACCAACAATGGAAGTCACAATGAACCCTATGATATATGGAATAACACTGCTTAATGCCACGCCCAAAGCCGGAATTGCGGCCACTATTAAAAGTCCTAATGCCATAATTGCACCAATAGCAAATAACAGTTGACCGAATTTGTTTAATATTTCATTTCCTCTATCTTCTGCTATCCTTACTGCGCTTTTTACTGATTCTACTATAAGAGCCAAAATAGGAGAAAACAATACCAACAATACTCCACCAAATATTTCTAATATTCCCTCTACTGAACCATAAATTCCTTCCAATAAATCGGTCATAGTACCATCTCCGAATATAGAACTGTAAATTAAATCAAGACCGTCAAGGATTTTACCAGCCCCCCTGCTAATCAAACCTATTCCAGTACTTGCTATCTCTTTCATTGTGTCTAGTACCCTCAAGAAAAATTCCGCTTTTCCATCTATTCCCTTAAACAAACCTACTAGGAATTTGAGAGCGACTAGTATTATAACCACAGCAAATCCTATCTTAGCAAAAACTAATAATACAGTAGCAAAAAACAGAAGACCTTTTTTAGCAAAACTAAAAATGCCTTTCATAAACTCTTTACCTTTTGATTTTACAAATTTCCAAATCCCAGTGTCAACTATTTCTAAGAAGTTGCCTATTCCTTTGGCAATTTTACTTTCTATAATTGCCTTACCTATTGCTTGCGCTATTGCCTGTCTAGGAGTTTGCGGAGTACCTCTCGCTTGCCTACCTATTTGCCTAGGAAAGGGTGCGTTTTTTATTGCACCAAATAAAAGAGATAATTGTCTTTTACTTTTACCATAAGTTCCTCCAACTCCATATATTACTGTATTTAAAAATCCTCCTTCTCTTTCTCCACCTTGAATAGCCCTTTTAAGTGGTTTAAGTAGGCCAGCATCTATGCCAGATAAAACGGTATCTAAGCGATTTTTAAAGATGAAATAGCCGGGGACTCCGTACATTAACTTGTGGAAAATTCCAGCAGGTCCACTAGTTGCTCTTAAAAAACCCCTATCCGCAGAACCAATAAATCTAGTAAGCACTGTGCTTACTTCTTCAATATTACCTATTGCACCTGCGGCAGAATCCCCCAAAGAAGAAACCGCTTGAGATTGCGCTTGCATTACTGTATTAGTTGCTCTCATTATTTTTATCATTTCTTTTTGAACTGATATTAAACCGGCCATTGAATTTTGAACTTGCTCTAAATCCAAAGGAACATCGGGAGTAGTCCGTTGTCTTCTCGGAGCCGTTCTTACCATCTCACTTCACCTTATTCATTTCCTTGTTCATGGCTTCGGATTTAAGTTCTTCTACATTCCTGTGGATATACAAAAAGTCCATCACCATACTTGCTGGCATTTGCATCACTTCTAAGGGGCTTATTGATAATGCGCTAGACAGTGTGTAGGTGATTAAGAGAGATGCCATAGCAGGGTCTTTACTCCTACCGTTAAGGGCATCTCTCACTCTTCGTTTTTTGCTGAATCCTCTGCTAATGCTTCCATTGGGTTAGGTAGCACTTCTTTTAATTGTGAGCCAATATATGGCGTGAGTCTAATTAGTTCTAGAGTAGATAGACTTGGTTCTGTACGAACAACAAACTTCTCTACTAGGTAGCGGTACATTCCATTTAGGTCAATGTCAAAACTTTGTGCCTTAGCATCAATGTTCATTAGAGAAGTCATGGCTTGTTCTACTTCTAGCCATGTGGGTTCTCTAATCCAAACCTTAAGGTATTCGTCGCTTTCCGGTGACACTCTTAATTCGTGACACTTCTCTTCTTGTAGTGCAAATAGCACACTCTTATCTTTTACGGTATTTTCCATAGTTTTCTCCACCTTCAAAACCAACAAACAAACAAACGGTGTTGGTGGAATATAATCATCCTTGTAAAATCCAATGTGTTATGACCTCACAAGTATGCAAACTTCTTGCTTGGATAGTGCCTTCAATAGTCACTGCTCCTTTGTCTTCCGGCATAGGCCAAGAGTTAGAAGTTAGGAAATAGTTGCTAAACTTGAGAGTAATCTTTTCTCCGTTGCCCTTTGTGAAAACTAACTCAACTTGGCTATCTGTAGTTTCGGAAGTATTGACTAGTTCATTATACATTCCATCATCAGTGACCATAGCACTGAAAGTCATTTCGTAAGTTCTTTGTGCTGGAATAGCATCCTTAACTCCTCGACTTCCAATTCCAATGAATCGCTTATCAGTAAGTGTATTATTCATGGCTAGGCTGAAACTAGTAATCTTCAAGAACGATTGTCCGAACATCTTAATTTGTCCATCGGAAAAGAAGAAAGGTTCTCGGAAAGAATCAG